ATCGGATTTAATTTGCGGCATCATTTTTCTAGATATAATTTCCTGTATTTCCGTCATTTTCATAATCAATTTCTAGTAATTTTAAAAACAAAATTGTCATCAATATATTGAATTGTGTTATCAGAGTGTAACGCTTTAAAGACCAATTTATAGTATCGCTCTGGCATTAACGAATAACAATCTAATTTAACGTAATTTCCATTAGAATCACAATTTATTTTTGTCCCAACATCAAATGGAATTAAAATTGCATCGGTGCGATAATCTTGTACTTGGAAATATGAACTCGTTGGCAATCTTTTAATTGATGATAAATAATTGCTAGACGTTGCATAAGTATAGGTTGGATACCTATCCCTCATTCCAATTCGTATTTTTGCTATTTCATTTTCATTGTACCATTCTCGTAAATTTTTGAGATACAGTATTGATTCTCCATCAGATTCAGACCAATTTGAAATTCCAGAGTTATCTTGGTCGTCCCAATGTATTTCCAATCTAGGTACAAATATCGTATGAGTATCCCTCGAAAAGAATTTCATTGACCCCATTATCGATGTATCCCTCTCCGAATTATCTGAGAATTTCAATATCATGCCGTTGTTGGCGATACTACCCGATAGCCAAGATCTAAATAGCGATGTCACATCCATCCTAATATCAGGTTCAGTGTATTCATACGATTGTGAGGCGACGCTTGATGTGTACCAAGTACCTCCTCCAGCGTTTACTGACCACGACCCAGTCGAAGTAATTGCATAACTGGATGTTTGCCACGTTGTTAATGAAGCCTTTGAATTTCGATAATACCAAGACACACCATTGGTTATTTCGGGTTGATTGTTAAAATAACCAGTCCCATTAACCCACGATTCACTAATAGGATAAGCATAGATGCTATACGATATTGGTATCTCGGTTAATTCTGTGGCAAACAATCGTAGATAGTAGATTGCGTTGCTCCCTATTCTACCAGACGATATTGATTGTGATATTTGAGTAGTATCAAATTTCATCAATATCCGACTGACGTATGAATAATCCCAATATTCAGTATCATCCCCCGCCCTAATTGGCTGACCGGTCGCCCATTTACTTAACTCTATGATTTGATCTGTACCAGTGTTTTTGTCCGGCCAACGTTCATAGATCGTGGCATCATATGTTGGATATATTATCTTATACATTATGTGTAGAATTCAGTTACATTGTTGATATATATACCGATGCCAGGAAATAATGGCTCCGACCTAATTAAGGTTTCTTTGTTTAGATACATTACATCAGATTTTGGAATTCTCGAAATTCGCCATTGTATCATCAATTTATTCCATATTACGCCATTGATTCCCGGTTTTCCACGGGTGTTAATTGAATTGTATTGTTGACCGTTAATTTCTAAAATCGTGTTTGATGGATTGTTCCGTTTCTGAACAAAATATCGCTCAATGATTCCTCGTTTGTAATCGTCAACATTTGGGTTTGGATAATACAAAATCGGCATGATGTATTGAGACGCATCTATATCTCGAATTTGATTATATTTTAAGGTATCAGCCGATATTGATATCCTCTTCTCAAAAAGTTCAACGCTATCTGCAAATGGGCGGCTTCCCGTAAATTTCTGCAACGTAGGTAGAATGTGATATTCTCCAATGTAATCAGTACCATCAGGTAACACAAAATCATTACCGGGTGTGTATCGACCAGTAATAATTTGATGTAAATTGTAATATGGTACTCGTACCGCCATGTTTTAGAATTCTGCTACTCTACATCTAATATCTCGACGTGGATATTTTACTTCAAATATAGATGGGTCAACGCTTGGATACATTATTCCATTACGAATTGCGTTTTGCACGTCATAAACATTACCCGAATAACCTTGGTTTGTGTTTACTAAATTTGAAAAATTAACTGACACTACCGTTTGAACACCGTCTATTTTATCAATCTCGCTGTTAATTTTAGATATCAATATAGGTTGATTTATACCCATTTTATCATTATCAAACATATCGATTAATTTTTCGACTACCTTTAACAAAACTTCATTTGAATTCTCATTGGGGTATGTTATGATTTCTACATCAATGCCAATGTTAATTATGAATGGATCTTTAATGTTTATGGCATCCGTCATTAACCTATATGATCTCAAATATTGACGAATGTTTTCCTTTATCGCTTCGTTACATTGAACAAAATTCCTGTTTGCGTCATACGATAATAGGTACAGATTCAATGAATATGGGTTTGGTGTTCTATCCTCATTCCACCTTCCTAATTGAGTATCTTGTTCAATATATGCCTTAACTATTGCTCCGTATCTGGCCGGCATAGTAAAACATCTCAATATATAATCTTCCTTTGTCACTGATCTATTCTGCGCGGCGAAGTTCGCCATCGCCTCTTCGCGGATTGTATCAAGTGGTTTTCTACTCTGCCCGCCAAACGCAGCATTGGGATTGTTAATAGATACCGAATCTCGTATGGTCTGCAATATAGTTTGGTCAACCGAATCTAATGGATTTGTAATGTCAGACGTAACGATTTGCGTAATTGTGTTTGAACTAACATTATCCGATAAACCAACAGATGTTGCGTATGTAACGGTAAGTGTCGTATTGCTTGGCGCTAATCCGTAGGTCCGTGTATATAAGAAATTCATTGGATCTATACTCAAATCTTGAGCGCGCTCCATGTAATTCAATCCAAGTCCTACATTCATTGGATTTGGTACAATTTCCTCATCTGCTTCAGTGCCTAAACCGGCTCCAAATTGAATTTCGGTAAAATTATCTCTCCGCAACCGCGTGACATATCTGAATTCAGTTTGTCTATATGATAGTATAAATGGAACTGAACTGGCATATTGTGATAATACTGGATCATTATATGGAGTATTTCTTATCGTAACTGGCACTAAATCTTGAGCCATATATGGAACTTCATACCAACGATTTCCGTCAGAATCACTAATTGATATTATCTCCGTTACATTGGTATTTTCAATGACTATTTTGTCGTAAATCTTTGGCTCTCCAAACGCAAAAGTTTCAGTTTGAATTTGCCCGGATATTGCCTTAACTTTCTTTTTTAACAAATAATATTCAATTGAACCATCATCAGTTACTGAATATACCGATACCGTAGTCGGGTCAAATGATGAACTAAACCTAAAATCTACCGGGGCTACTGTTCTAAAATATGTTGGATTTGCTTCATCTGTTGAAACCTGCATATTTTCGTTCACATATAGTGCGTATCTAAAATCGGGCCGAGTCGCATTACCCTCACCAATTGAAGGTATCAATTGAAAAATTTCCAAATCAACACTTGACGGAATTACGGTTTTAGCTTTGTATCCTAGACTTTGTGCCAAGTTATACAAATTAATCCGTTCATCAACGGTGTATAGAAAACTCTCCTGCAATTGCACATCGCCATAAAAACTCAATACATCGCCCACATAGGCACACATTTCAATGAAACCCATTTGTGGTGATGATTCGTTGAAATCTCCAAATGATGTGGGGTAATATGTTTTTGCATAGTTCACCAAAGCCGTTCTAAATTCGGCAAAATCCCGATTGATGTACTTTATGTGACGTCGTTGCTTCTGCATTAGAAGAAATACCTAGATTTTACGCTTGGCCTCTGGCCGACCGGGTCTGCTAATATTTTTATACCTAAGTTAATTTCAGTGTATATTGGACGATTATCAATCCATGGAAAGTCAGTCGTCCATTGATAGTTTAAATTTGTTATGATTCCATAACCTTTAATTAAATTTCCAATTTGAAATAATATGTGCGGCGCGTTGTAACCATTACCTGATTGATAAATTGGATATGTGCATCTACCTAACTTCGCCAAATTATCATAATTGGATCTATGTTCTTGTTCATTAACTGCTATCACAAAGAATGATATATCATAGTTCCTCTGAACATTACCATACATCACCTTCGGATCTGCGCGGCCCATATCATAATACTCATTCCACGTAGGCGATGAATTATCAGTTATGCTAGAAATATGTGCCTCGAATTGTAATTTCCATTCGGATTCTGACAATGGCCCTGTTCCGGGGTCATGCCTCCAGAAATAGAAATTCTCCTTCTTTAATTCACTTCTAGGCCTAGACAT